TCCCGGAGCTGGCCATGTGGTGCAACAACATCGCGTCCCAGCTTGAGGCCTTCAAGAACAAGACGGTCTACAGCAAAAAACTCACCAAGCTTTTAGCGTCCAAGACGCCCCCAACGGAAGCCGATCTGCTTTTGATTGCCTCCTATGTCCGGGAGCGTGATGCCCAGGCGCTGGAAGAGAACCGGGCGGCCCAGCGAGCCGAGAAACAGGTGGCGGGATTCGGGGGCAGTCCTGCGGCCCGGACCCGAATTGAAGCGGCCAAAACGCAGCTCGACCTGTTTGATGAATTTGATGACCTCGTTGTCGTGCCGATTGCCAACTTGCATGCCCAAGGAAAAACCAACCTCCCCACCAGTAACGCGAGTTGAGATTTCTGAATCGCAGTGGCAAGACCCGCTGTGGCGACTGAGCAATCTCTACTACATCCTGGATGAGGAAGGCCGCAAAATTGAATTCAGGCCCAACGAAGAACAGATCGATTTCTATCAGAACCAGTGGTATCTGAACGTCATTCTGAAGGCCCGCCAATTAGGGTTCACCACGTTCATCGACCTGATGGCCCTTGATGCCTGCATCTTCAATGAGAACTACGCGGCAGGGATCATTGCTCATCACAAGGACGACGCCAAAAAGATCTTCCGCAAGAAGATCAAGTACGGGTATGACCATTTGCCGGATGGGCTTAAGGCAGCGGTCCCCATCGTCAAGGACACGGACTCAGAGCTGGTATTCCGGCACGGATCGGAAATCTCGGTCGGTACATCCATGCGATCCGGAACGTTGCAGTTCCTTCACGTATCCGAGTTCGGGAAAATTTGCTGCAAGTACCCGGACAAGGCCGAAGAAATCGTCACGGGTGCCTTCAACGCGGTGCATGCCGGTCAGCGGATTTACGTCGAATCCACGGCGGAAGGGCGTTCCGGGCAGTTCTACGAGATCTGCAAGAAGTCCCAGGACAAAAAGAAATCAGGCACCAAGCTGAATGTCCTTGATTTCAAATTCCACTTCTATCCCTGGTGGAAAAAGATCAGCTACACCATTGATGGGGAAGGCATCTCCATCACGCAGGAACAGCGCGAATACTTCAGAAAGCTACAAGAAGAGCAGGGCATCACACTGACCGAAGGTCAACGCGCCTGGTATGCCGCCAAGGAAGCGGCGATGGGCGACAAGATGCTGCGAGAGTTTCCCTCCTACCCGGAAGAGGCTTTCCATCAAGCGCTGGTCGGCAGTTATTACGGCTCGACGCTGAGCAAGATGCGGCAACAAAGCCGGATCCGAAAGGTGCCGTTCACCTCGGGATTTCCCGTCAATACCTTCTGGGATCTGGGGCGAAACGACTGCACCGCGATCTGGATGCACCAGTTCGTGGCGGGTGAACACCGATTCATTCGCTATTTTGAAGACAGCGGCTGCGGTCTTGAGCATTACGTCCGATACCTGAATGAGTGGGCTTTGAGCGAAGGCTACCTGTTCGGGACGTATTACTTGCCGCATGACGCGATGAACAAAAATCTTGAGCATAACCAGTCCCGCGTAGATCGACTGGTGGAGCTGGGAGTGCCCTACTCCAAGATTGAAGTGGTACCCCGGATATCCAATATCGATGACGGCATCGAAATGGTTCGCGCCATCCTGCCCGCGTGTTGGATCGATGAGGAGAACTGCGCCAAAGGGCTCATCTGCCTTGAGGAATACCAGAAGCAGTGGGATGAGCGAAACGGCGTTTTCCGTAACGCACCCCTGCATAACCACGCCTCTAACGGGGCGGATGCGTTTCGACAGTTTGCGCAAGGCTACAGGCCTCAGCAAACCGTCAGCCGGGAAGGCATTAAACGATCCAGGCCGCGAAGCCATAAGGTGCTGTAAGCGCCGCGACACATCACAGGAACCATGAGCATTTACCGACTGAATCTCGACCTCTCGCCCCATAAATTTGCGCGAGGCAGTGTCGAAGTGTTCCTGAACTGGGCTAATCGGGTGGACTCCAACGAGACCGAACCGGCCATGATCTTCCGGCGAAAGCTGGGTGACAAAAGGGGACTGGTTGCTGTCCGGCTTTCCGAAATTCATAACTTCATTGGATCGTCCGGGTACCCGCTCGGTAGTACGGTCGAAATGGCCGGAAGTATCGCCAGCCATCTGGGGTTTGTTCCCACCGATAAATCAGCCGTCCGGGATGTCGTCGATCTTCTGGTGGACCACACGGAAGACCTCGTGCGCATGCCCCCGGAACCGCCCGTCGCACCCACGGCAACTCATGGGCATCGAGCCAAGGCCGAGCTTGAATTGCAGCTTGGCGGCAAAACCGTCCTTGAAACGGAAATTGCCGAATGACCAAGGCTCTGTCCAGTCTGTTTCTGGGTCTCTGGATGACGGTCATTTGGATTCCGCTCCTGGGTTATGTCGTTTTGCTCGGACTCCTTTTTGGGCTGATTCGCCTGTACGAATATCTGACCACATCAATTGAGCAGGCCCTGCGCCATGCCAAGAGGAATTACTGATGGGTATTGAAAACGTCACGAGCTACTCCAAGCCTGACCCCTACGGTCTCCCCGATCCTTTCCGCCCGGAAATCGAAGAAGACCATCAGCACCCCCTGGACGCGCCGGAGTTCATTGAAATTCATCGCAACCTGATGAACTGGTACACCAGTGAGCGCACCAAACAGTCCATCAATCGCTACCAGATGGCGCTGGATCATGACTTTTATGACGGTCTTCAGTGGGATCCCAACGATGTCCAGGCGCTGCATGAGCGCGGGCAATGGCCTTTGGTGTTTAACCTGATCAAGCCCGTGGTGGACTGGATCACGGGAACCCAAAAGCGAACCCCTCTGGACTGGAAAATCCTGCCGAGACACGCTCAAGGCGGGGATCTGGCTGAAGCCAAAACCGCGCTGATGAAATATCTCAGTGACGTGAATAATGAGCCCTGGGCCATCAGTCAGGCCTTTAGAGATGCCGCCATCAGTGGGCTGGGCTGGATCGATGGGGGTGTGCGTGGCGATCTGACGGATGAGCCGGTTTATAGCGCGTATGAATCATGGCGCAATGTGCTGTACGACTCATCAGCCAAAGAGCGTGACCTGAGCGATGGCCGCTATCAATTTCGCTGGAAATGGGTGGACAAGGATATTGCCCTGGCCCTGTTCCCGGACCGGAAAGACGTCATCGAGCAGGCGGTCATTCGTTCTACCAGCCTCGTCACCGGAGGCATGGATGAAGAAGCCGAAGAGTTCTGGTATCTCGGTCAGGTTATCGGTCAGGGCGATCCGGCAGTGGCGCTGACGTTTGATCGACGCGCCTATATTTCCGACACCACGTACCTGAACTATCGCAGAAAACGGGTCCGCCTGATGGAGGGCTGGTACACCGTTCCCGTCAACAAGAAAGTCATGCGAGGAGCCAGTCAGCTTCACGGCATGATCTATGACGAAAACAGCGAAGAACATGTTCGTGCCGCCCGAGAAGGCGCTGTGTCACTGTACGACACCATGACCATGGAAATGCGGGTCTGTGTCTTCACGGAAAAAGCCATTCTCTGGTCCGGGAAAACCCCCTACAAGCACAATAAATTCCCGCTGACGCCCATCTGGTGTTTCCGGCGAGGCCGGGATAATGCGCCTTATGGCGTCATTCGCCAGCTTCGCGACCCGCAGGAGGACTACAACAAACGTGCCTCTAAAGCGTTGTGGATCCTCTCGACCAATCGAGTCATCATGGAAGATGGCGCGGTCCAGGATATTGAGGACTTGCGTCAGGAAGTCTCCCGCCCGGATTCGATCATCGTCACCAAGCGCGGGGCTGAATTCCAGTTGAGCTCCGATGCCGCACTGGCTTCCGAGCATGTGGGGCTGATGGAGCGGGATCACATGCACATCCAGTCCTCCAGTGGGGTGACGGATGAATTGATGGGGCGTAAGACCAATGCGGTTTCAGGGGTCGCCATCGAAGCCCGCCAACAGCAGGGCAGCGTCACCACGGCAGAAATTTTCGACAATCTTCGGTTTGCCAAGCAGCTTCACGGTCAAAAGATGCTGTCATTGGCCGAGCAATGGATTGCCGAACCTCGCGTCCTGCGACTGACCGGAGCCAAGGGCCAGTTGGAGTGGCTCAATATCAACGAACCTGAACTCCAGGAAGACGGCAGCGTTCGCTTCCTCAATGACATCACCGCCGAACAGGCGGATTTCATTGTGTCCGAGCAGGATTTCCATGCTTCCCAGCGATCCGCCATGCTGGATTCGCTAATGAATGTGCTCAGCAAGCTTCCGCCTGAACTCAGCGTGAAACTGTTGCCGCAGATTCTGGAACTGAGTGACATTCCCAACCGGGACGAATTTATTGCTGAGCTTCGTCAGCTTCTGGGGCTCCCCAAGCCGGAAACCCAGCTCAGCGATGAGGAGCGACAGGCGCAGCAACAGGAAATGGAAGCCCGGGCCGCCACGCAACAGAACCAGAGCGCACTGGCTGAAGCCATGGCCAAGGCCGAGCTTGAAGAAAAAACCGCTACCGCAGCCCTTAAAAAGGCACAGGCCGAAAAAGCACAAGCCGAGGCCGATGTCGCCCGTGAAGGGGGTGAGGATGCGATTCGAATGCTGAGCCAACAGGTGACACACCTCACGCAACTGATCGAAGCCCGTGGACGAGCGGCCCGGCAAACCCCGTCACCAACCCCCACAGAACCCGCCCCAGCGGGTTTTTTTACGGATTAACCTGAGAGGATACGCATGGGTATTGAACACGAAGGATTAAGTGACGCCGAGCGCGAAGCGTTGGCCGATGAGGATCTGGATCTGACGACCGACCTTGAAAGCCTGGTCAATGAAGATGATGACGATGACGATGACGATGATCTGGACCCTAATCCCGTCGATCCGTCAGACGATTCCGGCGCGGCCACGGGAACTGGTGAAGGGGAAGGCGACAATCAGGGCCAGGAACAGGGCGCAGAAGCGGCCCCCGAAAAGGCATCAACAGCCAGTGAAGACGATAGCCCCACCCCCAGCTTTGCGGTGGCGGTGCCTGACATCGCCAAAATCGAACAGGGCATCGAAACCCTGATTGCCGAACGCGCCAAGCTGGAAGCCGATTACGAACAGGGCGAATCGGAACTCAGCTACACCGAGCATCGCGCCAAGATTCGCGAACTGGAAGATCAGATTTCAGACCTCAAGGCCGACCGGGCTGAAGCCAAGGCCGTTCAACGCATGAATGAGGCGTATGAACAGGAATGGTGGACGCGGGAAATCCGAAGCTTCAAGCGCGAAGCACTGAAATCCGATGGCGTCGATTATGACAAGGACGCTCGTCTGGCCGCCGAATGGGATAAGTGCGTTCGTTATCTCGGTAACGATCAAGACAATGACGGCAAGTCGGCCCGTTGGTTTCTGGAAGAAGCCCATGAAATGGTCAAGGCCCGGTTCAAACTGGGAAAACCCGAAGCGCAGCCTGCCCCCACGGCAGCGGATCGTCGCGCCATGGTCGATGAAGCGGTTGCCGCTCGTCGCAACAAAACGGGAACTCCACCTAAAACCCTGGCCAACCTCCCGGAAGCCGGAGCCGAAAACGATCAGGAAAGCGAGTTCTCGCATCTCGATAACCTGAGCGGTCTGGCATTGGAACGGGCGCTGGCCAAGATGACGCCAGAACAGCAGGACCGTTACCTCCAGGGCTGACATGGCGCTCAAAACACTGACCATCGACCTGAAGGTAGGACAGACCAGTCAGGTTTCAGGACCGGCTGCCATCAAGCTGGAATCGAAATCAGGAACGCAGGCCCGTCTTGCCGTCATGGCCGATGAATCAGTGGTCATCGAACGCCCCAACAAAAATCAGGGCGGTCACAAACTGGCTCAACAAGGAACCAAACAGGGATAACACCATGGCAAAAAACAAAGCTGTAGCCGCTATCGACGCAGCAGACGATTGGCGCGTCCAGTCGGATCTTGATACCTACATTCGCTGGCGGGAAATCAAGCGCGACAAGAAGCGTCTGGCCGCTGTCAAAAAACTGGCCGAAGAAAAGCTGAAAGATTACGCCTCCGCTGCAAATACGGTCAGCGATAACGACGGCGACGAATAAACCTGACTTTTACCCCCTGCCGGGCGCATGAGCGCACGACAGGTTTACCCCAAAGGCGCATGAGTGCCTCTCAGCAAAAGAGGATGACTCATGTCTAGAACCATTATCGGATTGAACGATCCGAAGGCCGTACGCAAGTATTCCGCCTTCCTGGCCGTCGATGTTGGCCGCTCCAGCTACTTCAACAAAAAGTTCATGGGCACCGGCGTCGAAGCTCAGACCCCGATCCAGACCCTGCCGCACCTTGAAAACGATGCGGGCGACTCCATCAGCTATGACCTGGTGATGCAGCTTCGCATGCAGCCGGTTGAAGGAGACCGAATCCTTGAAGGCAACGAAGAGGATCTGAAGTTCTACACCGACTCGCTCTACATCGATCAGGCGCGTGGCGGTGTTAACACGGGCGGCAAGATGACCCGCAAGCGCACCATCCATGACCTTCGCAAGGTGGCTCGGGCGCGTCAGTCGGAATGGTGGGCTCGCGTTTTCGACGAACTGTTCTTCCAGTACCTGTCTGGGGCGCGTGGCGTCAACGCGGATTACACCTTCCCGCTGAATTACGGCGGGTTTGCCAGCAATCCGCTGGTCGCTCCCGATGCGTACCACCAGATCATTCAGGGCGGCAAGACCAAAGCCACCCTGACGGCAACTACCAATGGCAAGGGCGGCGATGCGCTGACGCTCGACACCATCGATCAGGCGGTGGCTCGCGCCAGCGTCATGGGCGGCGGTTCAACCGGCATTCCGGCGATTGAGCCTTGCATGATCGAAGGCGAAGAGCATTACGTTTGCGTGATGCACCCGTTCCAGGAGTTTGCGATTCGTACCAATGCGGCAACGGGTCAATGGCTCGACATCCAGAAGGCGGCCACCACGGCAGAAGGGCGTAACAACCCGATCTTCAAGGGTGCGCTCGGCATGTACAACAACGTGGTGCTTCACAAGCACAAGGCAGCGATCCGTTTCAGCGACTACGGTTCGGCAGGCAATGTGCAGGCCGCTCGTGCGCTGTTCATGGGCCGTCAGGCAGGCGTCGTAGCGTTCGGTTCGCCGGGCACCGACCTTCGTTTCGACTGGCACGAAGAAACCCGCGACAACGGAAATCAGGCGGTCATCACGACCTCTTCGATTTTCGGCGTCAAGAAGACCAGCTTCAAGACCGACAGCTACGGTTCGCTGGACTTTGGCGTGATTGCCATTGACTCCGCTATTGGCGATCCGTCCAACGCGGGCCTTTAAGCCTTAATGACCCTGAG